ACGTGAAGCTCGTATTATTCGACGCGAAGCAGAAGCAGATTTGATAGCTAAACATCCAGACTTTGAAGAAATTAGAGGTTCTGATAGCTTTCACGAGTGGGCAGAAACACAACCAGAGCAAATTCAGGCTTGGATTTATAACAATCCTGACAATGCTCAACTTGCTTCAAAAGCCATTGACCTTTATAAAGTAGAAAGTGGGATACAAACTCAAACTAAATCACGGTCCAAACCTAAAAAGCAAGGTTCGGCAGCCGATATGGTTTCAACTAAAACTCAAGCTATTGACGCAAAAGAGCCAAAAATTTGGACTGAACGGGAAATAGCTGCGATGTCTTTAGACCAGTTTGATAAGTATGAAGCTGAAATACAACAAGCTATATCCGAAGGCAGAGTAGTAAAATAATACTCAACTTAGGAGGACATAGAAATGGCCTATAACCAATCAGACCAATTCTTTGAGCCAAGTACAGATACAAACGCCAACTTTGGTAACTCTGTAAGTGGTCAAACTAATTCTTTCTTCCTGCCCAAAGTTTATTCTAAGCAGGTTCTAAACTTTTTTCGTAAATCTTCTGTAGCGGAAGCAATTACGAATACGGACTATGCTGGTGAAATAAACAACTTTGGTGACAGTGTAAGAATTATCAAAGAACCAGAAATTACTGTTTATCAGTACGAACGTGGTCAAGATGTGACCGCAACTAAACTAACCGACCAAGAAGTTACGCTGGTCGTTGACACGGCAAACGCCTTTAAGTTCATCGTAGATGATATTGAAAGCAACATGTCTCATGTCAACTGGCGCGATACTGCAACATCTTCGGCGGCTTACGCATTGCGTGATGCTTTCGATGAAGGTATAATCGCTGTCATGTTTGCTGGCGTATCGTCTTCGAGTCCTAACCATGTATTAGGTTCAGATAACGCAACTGACCTTGCTGCTGGTACTTTCGACGGTACTGGTAACTTGGACATCGGTTTCGGGTCTTCTGAGCATGACCCTATTGACGTTCTTTCGCACATGGCCCGTCTTCTTGATGAGCAGAATGTGCCAGAAGAAGGACGATGGTTCCTAGCGAATCCAGAGTTTTATGAAGTGCTTGTTCAAAGCTCCTCAAAACTTCTGTCAGTAGACTATAATGCTGGTCAAGGTTCGATTCGTAATGGTCTAGTTAGCTCTGGTAAGCTACGTGGATTTAATATGTACAAAACCAACAACATCGCTTCTACCACCAATGCGGCTGGTAAGTGTATTGCTGGACATATTAGTTCTACAGCTACGGCTCAGACTATAACCAGTACGGAAGTTCTCCGTGACCCTGATAGCTTTGGCGACATTGTACGTGGACTACACGTTTATGGCGGTAAAGTATTGCGAGGCGAAGCTCTCGTATCAGCGTTCTACGGAATCGACTAATTATAATGAGGTACGGGGGTCTTTATGGCCCCCAAACCTTTATAGGAGTATTGAATGCCGCAAATAGGAAGTGACGAAAAGCCCTTTGTAGTAAATACGGGAACCACTGTAAGTAAAGAAAGTCGTTTTCGTAAAGGCTTTAACAAAGCTAAATACGATGAAAACTATGACCGTATTTTTAGAAAGAACGAAGAAAACAATATACCAGAAAGATTTATTCCACAAAGAAAAGGACATTAAGGGGAAAAAATATGATTCAAATGTTATTACCATTAGGTGAAACAGACATTTATCCTGACGAAAAAAAAGTACCTGATGGCAAACAGGACCATCAAAGTATTTTTGAACTTGAAGGTAAGTTTGATAACTCAGGACACAAACAAGGAATGAAGTATAACGCAGAACAACGGATGAAAACTGTAGGATACTAATAAATGGCTACTACTTATCTTCAACTTAGTAATGAACTTCTAAGGGAATTAAATGAAGTTGAATTAACTTCAGCAACCTTTAGCGATTCAATAGGTATTCAGACGCATATAAAAGATATTATAAATAGGTCTTATCTTGATATGGTAAATGAAGAACCTCAGTGGCCTTTTTTAGCCGTTGGAGAATCTGGTGCAACAGACCCAATGTACGGTAATACTTATGTTGAAACAACTGCAAATACTCGTTGGTATGAATTAAAACCTGCGGCAAGTAGCATTAAAGATGATTATGGCTCTGTCGATTGGGATAACTTTTTACTTACTACAGTAGGTGTAAGTGGTGAAAGTGCGCCCTATACCATTCGTAATTTACGTTATACAAGTATAGAAGAATGGAAAGACTACTATCGGCTTGGGCAAAACAAAGACGATGCAGACCAAGCAAACGGAGGTACGCCCTCAAGAGTCATTAAAAGCCCTGATAATCGAAAGTTTGGATTATCTCCTATACCTGACCAAGTATATCGTATTTGGTTTTATGCTTATAATCTTCCTACAGAGTTATCTGCACACGGAGATGAAATAGTTTTTCCTGATTTGTATGTACCTGTATTAATTAATCGAGCAAGGTACTACGTTCATCAGTTTAAAGATAATGCACAAAACGCTGCATTTGCACTAGAGGATTACAAACGAGGTCTTAAAACAATGAAGTTACATTTACTAGACCCCACGCCAAATTATTTTAAAGATGACCGTATAAGGTTCGCGTAATGCCACAATCACAACCATATGGCGTATCGTGCAAAGGAGGTTTAAATACTAATCTAAACCAGTTTGAAATGTTAGCACAGCCCGGAGTTGCTACTGTTCTTGAAAATTTTGAAGTAGACAATGATGGTGGCTATCGCCGTATAAATGGCTTTGCACCTTTTGGTGGGGATGACGCAGCAAGACCAAACGGTTCTAATCCTATTCTTGGTCTTTCTGTTTATGCAGATGGACTTGTTGCTTGCTCTGGTACAAACATTTATTTTACGTTAGACGGAGAATCATGGCTACAGATAAATAGAGATTCAGTAGCTGGAGGTGGAGATAATTACTCGACGTTTACAGGACGTTCTGCGCTTACTCGAACAAATCAAGCGCAATGTAATTTTACAACCTACGAAGGTGATTCAATTTACGGAGAACTTGTCATTACTGATGAGTCTTCGGCTACAAAACCTTTTTATTTTAAAATGACAGGCACAGGAGCATTAAGCGACAGAACTTATTTTGCAAAAGAAATAACCGTATCAGGAACAGTCTATCCTAAAACCTGTATTATTCACGACAGACATTTAGTTGTTGCGGGAGACAGTAATAATCCAAATACAGTTTATTATAGTGGAACAGACGACATAGATGACTTTTCAAGTACAGGTTCAGGCACAGTTAAGTTAGATGATAAAGTAATAGGTATTCGCTCGTTTAGAGAAGATTTAATTATTTTCTGTCAAAATAGTCTTTATAAACTATCAAATATAAACAATAGCTCAACAATTATTGTTACGCCTATTACGAAAAACGTAGGTTGTCTTGATAACCATAGTATACAGGAAGTTGGTGGTGACTTAGTATTTTTGAGTCCTGATGGTGTAAGAACAGTTGCAGGTACAGTTCGTATTGGTGACGTAGAACTTAGTTCAGTAAGCCGCCAAATTCAACCTATAATAAATAATATTACTACTGACACTATTAATTCATACATTATAACAAGTGTAATTATACGACCAAAATCTCAGTACAGACTTTTTTATACGACAACCTCAGAAGCATCATCAGCAGCAAAAGGAATTATAGGTTCGCTTACAAGCAATGGCTTTGAGTGGTCAGAAACAAAAGGCATTCAATGCCGAGCAGCTACATCAGGTTTTAACTATGCAGGACTTGAAAAAATATATCACGGCGATAATGATGGCTATGTTTATGTACATGATTCAGGAAATTCTTTTTATCATTCAGGTTCGGCAGCTAATATTTTAGCAACCTATACAACGCCTAATTTTGATTTCGGAGACTTTGGTACTTTAAAAAGATTTAATTATGTTAAAGTTTCTATAAGTCCAGAGGGTTCGGTAACTCCTTCTTTAAGAGTAAGATACGATTACGAAGATGTAAATAAACCGCAACCATCAGATTATACATTGGATAATATTCCTTTACCTTCTCTTTTTGGTACTGCTGTATTTAATACAGGAACATTTGGGGGAACGAATGACCCAATGACACGGCAAGCAATACAGGGAAGCGGCTTTACTTCGAGTTATCGAATTAGAACAAACGATACAAGCCCACCATACGCTATTAATGGTCTTTATATAGACTACACCCCTACGAACAGGAGATAATTTGAATGGCTACTAGTTATACAAGACAAAGTTCATTTTCAGATGGAGATACCATAACCGCAGCGTTATTTAACAACGAGTATAATCAACTTGTAAATGCGTTTGCTTATGCTTCTTCTGGAACAACAGGACACCGCCATGATGGTTCTGCTGGAGAAGGTGGTAACGTCCATACTATAGGCGACCAAGATTTTTTAAATAAGATTGTAGCAGACAGTACAAACAATCGTTGGGGAGTTTTTGTACAGGTTTCGAGTTCCGCAGTAGAGCAGGTTAGATTTCAGGATGGTGCAATCGTACCCGTAACAGATAACGATATAGATTTAGGTACATCTTCTTTAGAGTTTAAAGATGCGTACTTTGATGGTACGGTAACTACGGATGCTCTTGTAGCCGACACAGCCGATATAAATGGTGGTACAGTAGATAATGCTACAGTAGGAGCTAGTACAGCTAGTTCAGGCGCATTTACCACCCTAACTGCAAGTGGAAATTTTACAGGTTCTGGAACGATACAAGGAACTACAATAACTGCAACAACCGCTTTTGTACCTGACGCTTCTGACGGAGCAGCCCTTGGTACATCTGCATTAGAGTTTAGTGACCTTTTTCTTGCAGATGGTGCTGTAATTAATTTTGGTGATGACCAAGATGTTACTTTAACGCACGTAGCAGATACAGGCTTACTTCTTTCGAGTACGGACCAGCTACAGTTTGGTGACTCTGGAACTTATATTCATCAAAGTGCCGATGGTGTACTAGACCTTGTAAGTGATACTGAAATTGAATTAACAGCTACTACAATAGATATTAACGGTGCTGTCGCAATGGATGGTGCTATAACAGGCGGAACAAATATTACTATTTCTGGAGAGTTGGATGCAGCTACTCTAGACATTAGCGGAAACGCTGACATTGATGGAACTACTAACCTAGATGCTGTAGATATAGACGGGGCCGTACAGATTGACGCAACGGTTACAGTAGGCGTAGATGATACTGGGTATGACGTTAAGTTCTTTGGTG